TGCCGCACATATTCAAACATCGATTCCTGAATCAAGTCGGGAAACGATCTGACCTGTCCGTAAATATCAGGCTTCGCTTTGTATACCCTGGCGGTATTCGTTTGCCCGGTCAGACTGTTGTTCGGCGAATCGACGGTGTTTCCACCGTTGTTTGCAATTGCCGGCTTCGGAGCCAGGAATGAAAACACAGCACCAACAACTTTGAAGATCGGGCTGAGAATGTCGCTAATGATACCTTTTGGCTGGTCGAATATCTGGATGGTGTCCAGTTCGCTCAGTTCAAACGCCAGTTCATCATCATCATTTAACCTCACGCCGTTACGGACGATCATCAGATCGCGGTGAAAGGTGCCATCATTGGCCGACAGCCAATCATAAAAAAGGGTGCCGTTTGGCACCCTGCAACGCAACTTAGGCGTTCCTGGAAAATTTGATATCTCAACCAGCGCCATATTCGAAAAACTCCACTTTAGTGAATGCCCGCTGAATAACCAGCAATGAGTCCATGCGCACGCTGCCGTTCTCTCCCCGCGAGTGCAGTGCCTGCCGGTTAAGCACCAGCCCCACGTGCGCCGGTTGCGCGCCGCGATACCCGACGAATATCCCGCCTTCTACCGGTTTATCGACCTTGCGCCAAAAAACGACGTCGCCCTGATAGCAGGTAAAGAAATCCGCTCCGGCTTCGTAGTCCGGTGTCTGATGCAGTTCAATGCCGAGGACGTGCCGGTAATACAGTACGCACAATCCCCAGCAATCGACCTTCTCGAACGAACAGGCACGATTAGCCCACGGCACGCCGATCACCTTGCTGATGAAATCAGAGGTACTGCAGACCGGTGTATTCCTGCGGATCATAAAGTCGCCCTATGTTGTTGTTCAGCGGGTTAGTGACAGAAAGCGTCACTGAAGCGGCATCGGCGTCAATATCGACCGTCTTGACGTATAACTGCCACGACTTAATCGGTACCGAAATGTCACCGCTGTCGAAGATCATCCTGGTTGCCGTGATGGCCGTCAGTCGCGTCGCACCCTTCCACTGCTTCATCAGCGTTTTGATATCAGACGATAGTCGCCCTAACTTCACAGTAGCGTCGATCACCGGAGTGCCGCTCTGCTGGCTCTCTTCAATTTCAAAGCGCGCTGGCGTATACGTCTGGCCACCGAGCATCTTCGGGAAGAACTGCTTATCGACCAGGCGCACATAGCCAAATGAGGGATGGTAGAACGTGATAGTGTCGTACAGACCGCGTGTCGGGCGCTGCTGCTTATAAGCTCTGAAAGTAGGCATTACGGCACTCTCGGTAATGACTCTGGGTCTCTGTTGTCTGGGTAACCCGTGACAACGATATCCAGCCACGAATCCCACGGCGGCGGCAGTTCAACAATGATGTCGTCAAAATCGTCGTCAGCGTTGTACAGATGGTTGGCAATAACGGTTCCTGTCCATGTCACCACCCCGCCGTCGATACTGGTTTGCACCGGCATCTGCGTGAAGTGAAGCTCTTGCAACTGGAGACCACTGCCGCCAAGATTGATATTCATCCGGAACCAGTTCAGACCCCGGTTGAGATAGTTCGGGCTGCGTAGCCACTGCTGGAAAGCGCGTTCCTGCGCCAGAGTGAAGATCCACGTCAGTGACCAGGTCACTTTCAGGTCGTCGGTTTGATTCTCGAAGATAGCCGGTCCGACCGCTGGCTGATCGGTCTGGAACCCGGTATCGAGAGTCATGTTTTTGCTGGCCTTCTGCGCCAGCGGCAGCCAGTCGGGATAGTCGATAATTGGCATCTAAACTCCAGGCATTAAAAAACCCGCCGAAGCGGGTTTGATTATTCAACGGACCGTGGACCAGATGGCGTATCGTAAACATTGATTTTTATATCAACGATATCGCCATTATTGGTAAATTCCAGGTCCTCTCCAGCAGGAGCAATGCCTTTGATGATAGAGCCGTCCTTGAGAGTAAATACAAACTCTACTGCCCTGTTCGGATAAAGCTTATGAGGCTTGCCTATCTCTGTTGGTATTGATTGCACATCGTTTGGCTCAATAACCACGCATATCTCCTTATAACTGACCTCGAGGTGTTCGTTTCGCAGTTGTATTACCAGTAATAGCCTGCGATATAGGACCTCCATTATTCAAGTCAGCAATAATGGCATCCACGGTTATTGTACCATCTCCGTTATTAGTAGCCTGAGCGTCAAATGTGGCACTCGTCATATTCTGTACGTTGATTATGACGCTCACACCGCCGCCGGCAGTCATCTCCTTGTTGCTGATCACCCTGCCGTTGTCGCCCGGTATCATGTACTGCTTACCGGTGCTGGCCTGGTAAATCTCTGGCTTCCCTCGCTCACCAACCTGATACATGCTTCCTGCTGACACAGGTCCGCCATTGTACCTGGCGCCAGCCAAAGCCAGCCCCTGAGCAAGCCCAACGGTAGATGCAATACCAGCCATCGCAGGTGCTGAGTTAGCGCCAAAGGATGCCAGGCTGGCTAGCGCTGCGGCAGGAGCCCATGCAGCCGCCGTCGTGGTCGCCATACCGACAGAAGCAGCGGTAGAAGCTGCGCCCAATGTCTGCCCGATAATGAAGTTTTTGAGAGCCTCAACCCCAACCTGGACTAGCGCATTTACCACGCTATTCAGCATCGTGTTACCGAGTGAGCGCATAGCATCCTGAGCTGACATCGTTCCTGTGATCAGTCCAGTTATGACGTTTGATGCGTTTCCGCCAAAGGCATCCACGGCACTCGTTAGCATGCCGAAGCCGATATTCATTTGGCTTAATTCTTGCCACTGAGCATCGAGTCTTTTTTGGCGATATTGCTCCTCAATGCTAGCCCTTACAGCCTCTACCTCAGCTATTTTCTGAGGGTAGAGCGCAGCGTACTGGTTGAGTTGCTCAATCTGCTGCTGAAATTGGCTTTCAACGCTAGCCACAGGAGAAGCTTGGCTTTGTAGGCTGCTAAAGTTGGACTGCGCAGCTTGCTTATCTCTTTCTGCCTGGGCTTGCTTTTTCAATGCTTCAGCAGTATCCAAAGCCTGTGCTTTGTACTCTCTTGCCTTCTGTCGCTGTTCATCCGTTGCATCGGCACCAAGAGACATCTCTGCCCTTAGTAGTTGCTGCTCACGGGTTAATTCGCTGGTTGAACCTGCTGCAAGAATAGATTCTTGTCTCAGGGCTTCCAATTTTTCGTTTATCGAGTCCTGCGCTTTAGCGTATTGCTCAGCTTCTTTCTGTGCCGCAGACTTTCCGCCTTTCGCTTTGCTGCCAGTAGCTGAGGCGGTCGTTTTAATCTCGATCGGCTTTGTGTTAGCCGCGGTCTGCGATGCTTTGGAAACAGCGGCCAGGTCGCCAACCAGCATGGCGGCTTTATTGCTTAGCCCGGCTAGCGCTTTGTTTTGCGCCTCCCAGCCATCAAGCCCAAGCCATGACCAGGTTCGCGCCCGGCGGGTAAACATCTCTGCTGTGCTGTTCAGTTCTGAAATCTGCGCATCCGCTGAGATTGCCTTCCCCACCAGCCTGTCGAGAGCGGCCGTCATCGAGTCGATAACCGCAACCAGTCCTGTGCTTGCGCCTGTCGCCTGGTTAACAGAGTCAATCATCGACAGGAATGAGTTTGTCAGCGCGGTATTAGCCTGTGAAAGCGTGCGTGGGAGTTTCTCGAACTCTGCATTCACTGAGCCGGTTTGTTTCTGGATGGCATTAAGCGCATCCTCTGCTGTCAGTTTCCCGTCCAACATCAGTTGACGCAGTTCGCCGATACTTACGCCCATCCCGGCGGCGATCTGCCGTGCCAGCTCAGGCATTTGCTCAAGGATGGAGTTGAATTCCTCCGCCAGGACAGTGCCGGATGAAATTGACTGGCCGAACTGACGAAGAGCATTCGCCATTTCTTCGGAAGAGGATCCGCCAATGCGACCTATTTTCTGAAGTGTTTCGGTAAGCTGAATAATCTGACCGTTCGTCGCTCCGGTATCGCGCAACGCCGTGCTGAGGGTCTCCCACAGTTTCGCGGTATCCTGTAACGAACCTCCTGTTGCCGAACTGATGCGCATAAGGCTCTGCATCGTCTGCGAGGCTGTAGCAGCACTGCCGGTCAGTCTCTCAATGCGCGCGTTGAGCTGGCTCATGTTATCAGCAGCAACGAGGAATGCCTTTCCCCAATCAACAACGAGTGAGGCGGCAATAGCCCCGGCGACGCGGTTGATATTGGTCTGCAGCTCATCCATCTTCTTGGCTGCGGTAGTTGCAGAGTTTCCGATAGAATCGAGCGACTTATTAGCCTTCCCCTGCGCCTTTAGCAAGCCAGAAACATCGGCTTCGATGTCGTAATAAATCTCGCCTGCTTTTTCAGCCATCAGTTTCTCCAGACATTAAAAAACCCACCTTTGGGTGGGTTAGTTGTTCATTAGCTAGACCGTTTTCTTTGCTGATTTTTCGCGTTCAATCATTTCCTGCCAGCGGCGATCGTCATCATCCATAACCGCATCATACTCTTCCCTGGTAAAGCCTTTCTGGTCAGGGTATTTGGCGTTTAGCATCATCGCGAACTCAGTCATAGTGAGGTTTTCAGCCTCTTCCCTGCTGATGCCGAAATGGTTTCGCGCCGCCATGATGTATTCAGTCGCATGAAACTCCGGTGTCGTTTCCTTGCTTTCGTGCTTCTGCAATTTACGTACACGTGCCCGGCCAATTATGCCGTGCATGATCAACGACTGAGCTATGAGAATAAGGTTCTCCGGAGGCAGCATGCCGCGGTGCCATACGAATGTACGCCTTCCTGTGCGAGATAGTTCACTCCATCCTGTTAACTCGGAAACATCCTCATCGCAGCAGGACTGAATGATGTTAATCGCCGAGAGAAGCGCCTCACGAACAAAAGCGGCAGATCCTGCTGCATCAAGCGCCCAGCGTGGCAGCGAAACGTCACCGAAATAGTGGGCGTAGAATTTGCGTTGATGCTCTGGTATAGCGCTGTGAATTTCTCGCGCTGCCTCAAGCATCTTGGCCACGTCGTCATTAAACAGTGCATAGAACGTCCTGACGATATGATCTGGCTCGCCGATCCGCGTCATGTTACGGAACGATGGTCGGAAGAAGTATTCCCGCTCCTCAGCGCCTATCACGCACTCGCCAATTTCTTTCAAAGGGGTCATATAGATCTCCATAACCATTATCAAGGGCGGCACGCCGCCCTTTGTAGTGATTACGGTGCGGCTGTCACGGTAACAGCACAGGTATAGGTGAAGTCACCATCTGCGGTTGTTGCTGTAATTGTCGCGGTACCGGCTGCGACAGCCGTCACCAGCCCGGTTGAACTGACGGTGGCGATTAATGGCGCCGAAGTCGTCCAGGTGATCGCCTTATTAGTCGCATCGGTTGGCTGAACTGCACCGCTCAGTTGCTGGGTAGACCCGGCGACCAGAGAAGCAGTTGCAGGGGTAACCTCAACACCGGTTGCCGCGATGGATTCAGCAACTACAAATACGACGGTATCTGCGTCGTAAACCTTCCACTCGCCGGAGAAGGTGGAAATATCGTTGGTACCGAAGTCACCAGACCATGACGTGGTGTTCATGTAGCCCTGGATGTAAGTGCCAGCGTTCTCACCCGCAAAGTCGAACCGCACCCACAGGTTAGGCTGACGGCCTGCCTGAACTTCGTCAAAGATGTACTTCGACAGACGCCACGCGCCGATCTCGTTATCTTTATCAGACTTGCGAAACTCACCTTCACCGGAGATCGTCAGATCCATGTTGTTGACCAGGTTCTCCACCAGCCCTTTGGCATCATCTGCCTCGGAGTTGATGGTGTTCATCGAATAGTCGATGCCCTTGGTCGTCATAGCGCCGAGACGCTTCCACTCGGAAAGCGCTGGCACTGCGTCGGGGCAGCCAAAGGCCATGCGTAGCACAGCTACTTTCCCGATCAGCTTGCCAAAATCATTAGCACAGCCTTGCATGTGTACCTCTCAAATAAAAAAGGCCGCCGGATGGCAGCCTGATGGGTTGATGTTGGGGTTACTCGCCGTAAACGCACATGAACTGGAGTCGGAATACCAGGCGGCCCTCTTCGGTCAAGATGGGTGCAGGCACATTACCGAGGTTTTGAATAAGGCCAAGGCATTCGTCGGTAATGTCGTTTTGTTCGACATAATTGATGATTTCTTGAGCCTTCTCAGCGGCTGAGCGGCGCTTATCCTTGGCAGATATCACATCCACCAGCACGTAGTGGTCAGAACCGAGGTCATTTCGGATATCGGTACCGCCGTTAGGACGGAACACGATGAATGCATCAGTTAACTTTTTCGTGTCGTCCCACGCCAGCAACTGAACAATGAAGCCAGTGGTAATCCCAGCATCAACGAAGCAGTTACGCACGCGCTCATACATGGCTGGTGTCATACTGAAAGCTCCTTGCGCATTACGGCATCAATCTGGCTACGGGTGTCTTCAAAGCCTTTGGTGAGGAACTCTTTCTGCGCTGTGGCGCGGCGGAAGGTTTGCGGCACGTTCGGGTCATGAACGAATACGGCATAGTTCGCGGTGTATCCAACTCGCCCGGTGAGTCGAACGCCGTTGTTTATCAACTCCCGATACTGGCTATTAAGCAGCGTTGAGGTGTCGATCGGCGTATAAAGCGCGGCCTGGGAGCTGCCGATTATCATTGCTGACTGTACTGCTCTAACGACTTTTCGCCCTTTCACATCGTTGATGATGCGATTGAGCCCGGCTTTCGACTGCTTAACTCCGCGCACTTTGATGCCCATGGCTACACCCCAGTCAAAATGGCGTAATCATCCGCCAAGCGCTCGAACGTGTCGGCGTAGCGGATAACCTGCCGCACCTCGTCGGCACCGGCGACAACCGGGTCAGCCTCGGTCGATGCGCCAATCAGTAGGTAATCACCTGCGGCCGCCAGTGCAAACTCCGTCCAGACGGTGTTCTTCACGACGATTTCGGCGCCCAGGTTGGCTAACTTCTTGCTGAGCCCGCCCTCGTAGTCACAGAGGATTTGTTCGGGCTCCGTATAGCCCATCGGGTCGCCGTATTCGTCATTGCCTTCCAGCTTGCGCCAGATGGTCGCTGTGGCTGTGTAAGACCAGTTAGCTGTTGCCGACACTAGTTACTCCTTTGGCGTCGTAACGCGCTCAATCTCAAACCACTCGATATTCAGCGCATTGACCTGCTGTCCTTTACCGACCGGCACGAAAAGCCCTATGGCATCGCCACATTCCAGCTGCAAATAACGCTCAATAACCAATCGGGATACCACTGACTCACTGAACGTTTTGACCTCACCTGCAACGCGATAAATCACAGTTACATTTAATGCGCTAACCATGCTTTTTACAGTCGCCATATATCACTCCCTCCACCTCAGTACCTTAGCGCCAGTCGACCTGATGCGCTCACAGTTGATGTGCCACTCGCCGTCAGACTTCACGTAGCCAGTAGTCTCCCGCCCGGTGTCGGTCATCACCCAGACACGGGTGAATGAGCGCGGAAGTCCGTGCTTAACTGATTTGTACGTCATGAATAGCGCCCAATAAAAAAGCCACCCTGAGGTGGCCTGATTGCGTTACGAACTATCGCCCGTGATTTTCGTGGAATCCATACTTAACTTCAGCCATCTTCCTTGCAGCTATCGCATCGTTTTTATCTACGAAATAGCCGAGATATACGAATTTGTTGCCGTGATAGATATATGCTTTCCACTTATTGTCGCGTGGTACATAGCTAACCCCTGCAACCCCGCTTGAATTATTAGCTGGCATTTTCTGATTTGTGGCGTTACCGACAGGATCAGTCACTCGCAGATTGATTATCCTGTTGTCAGACCGGTCTCCATTGATGTGGTCAATCCATCCTTCCGGGTATTCGCCATAATGCATTGCCCATGCAATGCGATGAACACCCATCGGTTTTTTGGAGACCTCAACGCGCCAGTAGCCTTTATTCATCGAACCGGCATTTTTACCAGCAAACCGTGCATTCCATGCAGCATGGTCCCGTTCTCTGGCGAAGTGTGTGATAGGCCGAACTTTCCAGACCATCAGTCCTGATAAGTGGTCATAAAAAAAACACTCATGCAAATACTCAATGCTGGGGCATTCAGAATTGTTCATGTAAACCTCACAGTAGGTTTCACAGATGATGTGGTGCGGCAGGGAGGTCTGTGTTCCTCCTTTTCGACTGGCCGGTCTAGCCGCGTGTTTATTTTACCGCTTTCAGCACCCACCAACAACGAGAAAGAGCCCCACACTGTTACCAGCGCTGATCGGCAACTCGCCGGTGCATCCGCTGGTATCGAGTTTCGCCAGAGAGTCGCGCAGCCAGGTAATGCTGTCGTCGCCATATTCAAACGAACGTGACGCACCAGACGGCGCACCCTGCGATTTGATTCGCCGCGCGCCGGAAGACGTAGCCATCAATGCTGCGGCGTACATCAGGATCAGCTTCGCGGTGCAGTCGTCATACCCTGCACCATCAAGGCACGGGATAATCTTGTTCACCACACAGAGAATAGGATCCAGCAGCGCGCCCGGAATGGAGTAACCCAATTCACCGAGGAACGCCTGCACGTCTGCCGCTGTGATTGGGTCAGCCATGGTTATTTCGCCTTTTTCGATTTAGCGGATGTGTCTTCCTGCTCTACAGGCTCTACAGGCTCTACAGGCTCTACAGGCTCTACAGGCTCTACAGGCTCTACAGGCTCTACAGGCTCTACAGGCTTATCGTTGTCGCCAGGAGTGGCGACTTCAAGCACCTGTTCTTCTACTTCACCTACGACCGACACACGGCCAGCGAAAGCCGGTGGCACATCAACCGCAACGAACTCATGGCCCACCGGCAGTTGCTGGAATACACCGTTAATCGTTCCCCAGCAGCCAGTCTTCTCGACTTTTAACTTTTTCATGCTCTCTCCCGAAGAAAAGGGGCCGAAGCCCCTTAACCCTGTGCGTTGAACACTTTCGAACGACCGTTGAAGTCGCGCTTAATCTGCAAACCAACAGCACTCCAGACCAGAGTGTTGTAGTTATCGAACGGATTCTGACGCGGGATCATGAACGAGCCCACCGGTGCCGCAATGCGCGTTTTGATATACTGTGCATTGCGCACATACGCGATGAAGTGGTTGCCGGTCAACTTAAAGGTCTGGTTAATTGACTCTATACGACCATAGCGCAGAATGTATTCCAGAACCGTGCCTTCCTTGAAGCCAGTGGCATTAGAATACGGTCGGTTCAGGTTGCGCATGATGTCTGGAGACACCCATACCTTCACCTTCTCCTGCACGTAGTTATCGTCCAGCAGTTTCGCGAACGGACCGGTGAAGAATGCCACAGATTCGTCAGGAGTAGAGGTAGTCAGGTCGATGTTCAGACCGGATGCACTCAGATCCACCTGGTTGGTATTGGCGTGGTTGGTGATACCTGCACCGACGTAGCCCTTAACCTTAACCTTCGCGTCACCAGACAGCATGTAGTCAGCCATGTCAGCGCGAATTGCGGCAACATGAGCTTCCTGGTCATCAGCCATAGCGTCGAGGTTTTCCGACTGCATACCGCTCCACTCACGCCACTCGCGGCCGTAGCCGGTGTTGAAGATTGGGATCGGGTCGCCAACTTCATCGTAGAGGACTTTGTCCAGCTCTTCCGGCACATGGCCAGTCAGTGAACGATGAACCTTGCCGGCATCACTTGAGACGCGGTAAAGAGCTGCTGTCTTGCCAATGGAGATCGGCGTACCCAGTCCAAGCAGGTCATCCAGCAGACCATTGCCTTCGTCATTTCGGAAAACACGGGTGGTGATGTTATCCACTTCACGCCAGTAGTCTTTGGAGATCAGTGCGGCCTGGTTAACTTCCAGCGCGCCGCCGTATTGGGCGGAAATGGTGTTCTGGTTGATGTTGAAGGATTCACGCTGCATCAGCAGCTGATTCCATGCCTGCTTCACCTGGTTGTGCTCGGTGATCAGCTTTTTGTTGAATACGATCATGCTCATGCGGTTGCTTTCCCTGATTTGCGAACTTTCACGAGCTGAGCTTCAGCGCCAACGGTGATTTTTTCGCGTGAATAAAAGAGGACCTGGTCGGTGGCTGGCGTGGTTGCCTTGGCAAGCGTGCCGTCACCGGCAGAAACCAGGCCTTCGTTTTCCAGCAACACTTCGCCTGCTTTGACCAGCATGTGGTAATCCACATCGTCTTCGCACATGATGGCCGCGCCAGTATCACCTGCAGGAACAGAGTCGCGAATGTCACCGCCGCCGATATAGTTATGCTGAAGAGCCAGAGCCACGCCTGCGCCGCCAGCGACATTGTGAACAGACAGTTTCCCGGTGCTGTCGAGCATCACCAGAGATCCAGGCTTAACGGCCGCCGCCATGATTGCTTCAATGACCTGCGGGTCATTCTTACGGGCCGGGCCCGCGATTACGGTATGGAAACGAGGTGCGAGAGCCATTATTCAGGTGCCTCCATGTTAAGGATTTCACTCTGAGCGCCATTCCCCTGGAATGCAGGGTTCAGACCGGTGCTGGTCTGGCACTGTGAGTACAAGTCGTTAAGCGCATCGCCAGCCAGCGAGTTGATCGCAGCTTCGGTCATGAACGAGAATTTCGCTTTAACAGCGTCACGTTTAGTTTTCAGTTCGCTTTCAGCGTTCGCCTGCAGCTGAGATTTCAGCGTGCTGATTTCATCGGTAAGCGGCTTCAGTGCCAGATTCACTGCAGCAGTAATAGCGTCAGAGTTGATCTGAGCCTGGCCCGGGTCGCCGCCACCTTCTTTCTTCTTCATCTGTTGGTTGTAGGCATCCCAGACCTGATCGTCGGTCAGCCCCTCGGTTTTAACGCCTGCGGCATTGAGCGCGGCGATCATCTTCTCTTTCATCGGGTTTGTTTCTCCGTTGGTTTTGACTTCGTACTCAGTTGGTTTGCGCACGACTTCTACTGGATCGCCGACAAGCGTTACGACCTTGTCAGTGATGAGGTACTTCTGGTCGAAGAGCTTCGGCTTGGCGTTTTCGCCATCCTCTTCGTAAACGAAATGGTCAGGCCAGACACTGACGACGTAGCGCCACTTTTTATCGTCCTGCTTGATGGACATGCGCAGCGCCTGGTAGATGTCGTCGAAAGACATCTCAGAGGAGTTGTTGAGGAAGAACTTCACCTTATTCCACCAACCGTCTTTCATGCTGTTGGCTGCATCGATGATGCTCGTCGATTCAACATCAGCCTCCTCCCCGTCAGCGTTTACGAACATGCCAACGCCCTCTTCCGGCGTGCCAGCGCCCGGCTCATCAAGCAGAATGGCAATGTGGTCGAACTGCATGTTGTGAGCGATCCAGGAGTGCTTCTTCCCCTTCGACTCACCCGCCTTCTGCTCTTTGTTCAGCAGCAGACCAGTAGAAACATGAATCGGGTCGGCGTTGTTGCCGGTAATCATGTCGTCCAGGCGCTGAATGAGGCGTTTACCGTCAGGCTTGGTGTCAGCCACAGCCTTATTGACGTAAACGTCCATCACGACTTTGTCGTTGGCCTTACTGACGTTCTGAGCCCATGCCCCGGCGTAGTAGTCGTTGACCGCCTGCGGGTCATTGGCGCTGACGTATTTGCCGTTCACCATCGGGTGGCCGATCGGCATTAACTTGCGCTCCATCGTCTGGTAGCTGTTGTTAATCTCCTCAGCAGGATAAAGCCCACCATTCATGACAATGTCATCGACGATGGGAACCGCGCCACGAATGACGTAGTGTTCCTGACCGTTGATTGTTGTCGTGGAAATATTGGAGGCGTTAATTGCCAAGGATTTAACGTGGATGCTGGATAGCTGCACGTTGCGTCCTCTTATTGAATGGCTTTATGTAATTCTCTGATGATGGCTTTTACCTGGCGCACGTTGCCTCGCCCTTGTGATTTGATGACTTTACGATCACCTACCTGCTTCATCATCGCTTCGACGCCGCCGATCTTAACGTGCGTGCATGAGATATCACCGAGTCGCTTTGATTCGAAATAAACGCCGCTCATATGGGCCTCATTGGTGGATTTCAGGCATTAAAAAAGGCCGCCTAAGCGACCTATTTGGGTTTATATCAGCCCCATCTCTCGGAGCTTACTTAGATTATGTTCTATCTTGCGCTTACCGTATTCGCCATGAACCCTTTCACATTCGGCGTTATAGGCAAGGACGGCAATTTTTATATCATCGTAAATTCCAATATACCGCTCTGAGTCATCGCAGCGAATTCTAGCCATCCATTTGCTTCGCTGTTGATGCCAATACACGCCGATAAAGTTATTCCCAGATGCCAACCCTCCAATCATGTTTCTGTTGTTTTCAGTCATGGTTACATCACGGAGGTTTGCCAATCTGTTATCACTTTTAATGCCATTGATATGGTCGGTGAATTCGCTATCAGTACCGGTAATCATCTTCCATATAACTCTATGAGCCAAATAGCTCACTTTGTTAACGGAGATTTTTACATAGCCATCTGGCCTAATGCACCCACAGGGCTTATTTGCATATCGCCCATTCCATGCTGAACATGCGTTCTCTGATTTAAAGTGACTGACTGGCCTTGCATTCCAAAACAACTCTCCAGTATCTGGATTGTAAGAAAAGCATTCACGTAAAAACTCTGCGCTTGGCGCTGGTTTCGAATTCATAACTAATCGCTCCATTAGTTCGCTCATGATGGTGCTGGAAGGTCCTGAGCGCAGGACTTTTCGGGTGGCCGCCCTATCCAGCAGGTATATTTTACCAAATTACTTTTCGGATGACTTCCAATTACTCCGCTCTTTACTTAATTTCTCGGCAAGACCTTCATTGTAAAGTTTGCCTTCATTGTCAAGCAGGCAAGGGATATTGGCACAGTAACAGTTATAGGAGTTGCCATCCTTCGAATAGAACTCTGCAACCTCATCAGTGGTGTACGTTTTCCCGTGCCTTGCCCCATGAGTCATCCTGGTGGTCGGTTTAAGTGCGGAAATCCACAATATCGCAGTGTTCAGCCCCAGGCGTTCTTTTGCCCAATCAACCTCATTGCGCTGCGCCTGCCTTAAGGCTCCAACTTGCTCCGTTTGAGCTATCGTTTTGGCTTTGTACATACTTACGTCCAGGCGTTTACTAATAACCTGGGCGGTATCTCTTGGTGACACCCTGCGCGCTACCGCATCGGTGATGATGTTGGTCAGGTCGCCGCTGGCGGTGTCGCTGATGACCTTCCAGTCACTGAACGTTGTCAGCCTGGCCGCTGCTACCTGATTAAGGTGACCGGGACTGCTTAAAAGCTGCTGTAGCGTCGTCTGGCTGGCGTACACCTGCGACTGCTGCGAGAGGTTGTTGAAGGCCTCCAGCGTGCCGCGCTGCGCTTCTGCAACGACGTAATCCATCGCCCACAGGTTTTGCTCGCCACCATCCAGCAGGTAATCGTCGAGAATCGACTGAACCGCTTCCAGCAGGTCTGCCAGTTCCTGCGCCGACATGTCATAGATGAACTTGCCAGCGTTGACCTGGTAGAGCCGCATATCCTCGCCATGGTCATGGCAAAGGAAGTGCCAGTTATGGCTGTTTACCTCGCGCTCTCGCCCGGTCAGGCGCTGGTCGAACAGAGCTTTCAGCGCGCGCTTGATGCCAAGATACCGATCCTCGATATCACGGAACATCTCGGTGACCTGCTTTGCCGATCGCGTCGGGTCAACCTTGCTGCGCGGAACTACCGGCGTCCCCACCTTCGTCTTTTGCTCCGGCGTCATCGGAAAGAGGATCATCGGTAGTTACCTTTTGGTTTGGGTCCGGAGTTTTCACTTCTTCGCGCGGTTCGAGCTCCCCCGCCTCCCTGACCTCATTCTCATCGACAGCAGGTGTGCCGTAGGCTTGCTGGGTATCCTTCGCGACTGTAGCCATTTCCTTCATGTTGGCAATCTTCTCTTTCTCACTTGGCGCGAGCAGATCAGACCAGGTTAACGTTATTTCTCCTGACTTAGGCGGATCGATAACCTCTACAGTCCACAGTCTCTCGATGACCGCGGTAACACGGTCTGTCTGGAATCCATTTCTCCTCCCGTTACAGCGTTTGGCAAAATCTTTTTTGTCCTCATCAGAAGCAAGCCTCCCTGTTTGCTGACCAAAAAGGATGGTGAAAGGAATCTGAACTGAAGAGGAAAACTGGTTCGCTGACACTGTCCATGTAGGGCTGGGATCGGCGGCGGCGACAGAAAGGACTTTAGCCTCACCATCCTGGGTAACCAAAGCCGAATCGGTTCCCGAGTTAAGCTTCTGGATAGCGGCGTTTAGCGCCTCCGCCAGACCTGAATATCCAGCCTTCTTGGCATCCTCCATGATTTTTTCAATCTTGGTATCTTTCGACATGTTGATGCCGAGCTGCCTGCTGGCATTTTTCAGGAACCCCTCAGCGCTACCGCCGGAGGTTTTCGCCATGTCCAGAAGGTCGTTATAGCCTGCACGCAAGAAAGGAATGCCAGCCAAAGAAGATTCATCTTCCGAACCTTCGCAAAAAATGATGATTCGTTCTGGGTGGATATTGATAGAACGCATCGGCCCGACAATATTTCCGTTATCCCCAACAGGTTGCTCCTGGAAATAATAAAACTTCGGCATGGCGTAGTTAGGAGACTTCTGATCCTGCTCTAATTCTCCCGGCTTCACTTGTGATTCCCATGCAGGAATCATCTTTACTAGGCCGCGCTCACGCGAATTACGCATAACCTCGCGATTTACTGGTTCAGACCATTCCCGGCTATCTGCAAACTGGAGGATGAGGGCTGAGTAGTGCCCGACAAGGTTTCGTCTATCCGCGTCCTTCACCTTCGCCCAATATTTCTTCATGAGCTTGGTGACTTTCTTTTCCCATGGCGTCGACTTTTTAGACTTCTTCGTCTCGTCACCATCCACTATTACAGGGTTATCAGACCAACAAGCATCCAGTAGCTTATGAACAGCACCGAACGCGGCACCGTTGCGCTCATACATGTTGTAGAAGTGGTCAAAGTCGAGGCGCTCAGGATAGCCAAATTCACACCACAGATGATGTCGCTTTGTGTTGCCTGATTTATTGAATCCAGCCGCATAAAGCTGTCGAGATCGCGATACCTCGTTGAGGCTATTCACAATCAGCCCAGCGAGGACTTGCATTTCTGTATCGTTACTCACTGAGTTGTCCTTATGTGAAGAATATCGCACCTGAACGGCGAGGTGAGTGCAGTACGCGGTAACGGGTTGCATCCCAGTCGTGGTCTTCCTGCTGGGTATCTACGTCATCCGGGTTTTTGCTGTCGCGAACCAGCACGGGTATGCGGCTAATCCAGCCACGGCAATGTTCAAACACGTAAAATGCAGGTTTCTCAGGGATGCCAGATTCCAGCTTCTTACCTTCAACCACTGCCTCAAGCATGTCGGCGAATACCGAGGCCCCATTGACTCGCGAGCCGGGCTTCTTATTAGCTTCAAGCCATTCGACACCCTGATTTTCCATTTTCTGACCGATCGATAACTCATCGTCGCCAGTGTTGAAAATGGCGCTATCAGCCGGGCCCGGGATAACTTCCGAGCATATTCCGGGAACAATGTTCAGTTGGCCCTGCGTGACACCGTCGATTTGAATCTCTTCAGGCTCGTTGACGTCTTCACCAACCAGCCGCTTGTCAATCCACGCTACGCCTTTCGCGACGTTGGTGGATGACATATTCAGGCCTTTGTTCAGCTCGTCAGGCGGGCAGCCGTACCATTCGCCAATCAGAATTAGTGAACCGGCAGGCGGGCAGAACTGGCGACCATCAGGCAAATCAGCCGCGGTGCCGTCAGCCTGTGCCCACCACAGGTTAGAGAACGGCTTCGACTCGCCCCAGTCGTGGGAGCGGTCGACGGTCCAGCTATCCGGGATGCGGAACGGCTTGATGACGTGCAGCGCTTCATTCCACAGATGGTCAAATCTCCCGCCACTGGTCACATCCCAGGAGCCCTCTACCCACGCTTTGCGCCGGTTTGGGTCTTTGATGGCCATCAGGGTCGCGATGTACTGCGGGTCGAGATACGGGTTCTCTTTGAACGAACCGTGAATTGCAACGCGAGTAAGCGTCACATCCTCTTCTTTCTCCGTCTGCGGGTTAAAGACCCGCTGAATTTCGCGAATAATGGTGCCGCGAGGTGCTGGCTCGATGAAGCGTTTCTTCACCCACGTATGGCCGATGCCAAATGGGTTGGTCGTGCTGAACGTCTCTAGCGGAATCGGCCTCAGTAACTTGCCATTATCCAGCGGGTAATTCTCAGGCCGGAAAGATGAGCGTCGGCAGGAGAACATCATTTCGTAGAACTCCGGCGACTGCTGTTTCGTCAGCTCGTTAAAGCCAATGAAGGGGAATTCCTGCCCATGGAAATCCCAGTAGTCGTCAGCCTCTTTGCCGAAGCGAAAGAGAAGCTCCTCGCCTGTCGGCCACACCCAGCGCAACTCACTAGCAGATGACAGGTATCGAGCGCCATCGTTGAACAGGCGAAACATACGCTTCGACTGGGTGATGATGTCGGCAAGGTTCTTATATTCGGTGTCGAAGATGACGCCGCGCCAGAACGAGCCATAGCCCACGCCGACATTGCGCCGGAACCTGGCTAACTGCGCGGCAGTTTTACCCGGGCCGCGAGTGCCCTCGAAAAGAATTTCATTACACGGGCAGCTCAGCGCCAGAGACTGAGATCCAGGCAGTGGCTTCCATACAGCTTTGTAATTCATCCACCGAGCACCCCGTCCTGTTGTTTCTGCGCCGCCGCTTCCCAGTCGTCCACGTTATCGCTGGTTGGTACTAGCATGACGTTGTGTGTGACCTCTTTCGTTTCAGCCTTGTTCTCGATGCTGTACGCCTCACGCTCGAGGCCGATCAGCGTCTTAAGACTGTCGCTCAGGTCTTTCATGGATTTAACGCGGGAAGGCAGGCTGATAATTTTGTGGTACAGATCGTTGAGCTTATCCGTACCCTTGTCATCTTCACGGCGCATCAGCTCACCGAGCTGTTCAAGCGCGGCCACGTCGCCACACTCTCCGGCCAACTCATCGAATAGCGTGTTGGTCAGTTCGCGAGCCCGGCGGATATCACCACGATGCTCCATTCGAACAGTGGCGATTACCTCCGCCGTCGCCTCGATTAGTTGCCGCTCTGAAATAGTGCTTTCGGTGGCAACCTGCCTGGCAACCTCACGTTTGGCAACCAGCGCATCTGCCTTTGCCTGGACTTTGGCTTTTAGATCTCGCTCCCATCCATCCTTTTTGGCTCTCTTGCTGATGGCCTGGTGAGAGATGCCATATTTTCCGGCTAACTCCCTTACCGATAGCACTCCAGCCCGGTAAGCCGATTCGATAGCCTCCCAGTCCGGTTTGCTCATTCGTTACTCCGTTGTTTGTTCTGCTGGCTGTTCGGTTAGCTCTGCCTGTACCGGCGTGAACTCCACGCGCTTAACGTCAGCAGGAGCGAAGTAAAGCCACTCGCCCGTCTCCGTAGCCAGCGGAACAAAACCGTTAACCAGTTCAGGCTGACGTCGTGACATCTTGCCCGTGAAGGTCTCGCCTGTTTGGGTGGTTAGCGTGATTTGGTAGATGTCTGGCATGATTACCTCTTTACCTTGTCGCAGCTGTTACTCTGCTTCTCAGAAGTGCTTGGCCACTTACGGCTTACCCGTCAGCAAGATGTGATCACCATCCTTGCGGGGTTACACAAATCATTATCAAGCCCACCCGCAGATGAGCTTTGTAATGAAGAGCCGTTGTGAAAGTGGCTCTCAGTGTCCGGGCAATTCCCCATCAGCAACCTTCTGAGCGTAGTAATCAAGGATGTCCTCGATGACTGCTACGGCGGATGGCTTGAGTCCTTCATATTTACCGATGGATGCGAAATACTCCTGGCGATCCAGATTGTAGATGTCGAGCATCTGAAAGAACTTCGTCTCCACTGCGGCAGCATCCATGTCATCAGCCATAAAATATGAAGTGAACATCGATGCCAGACAGTCAGCATCTATCAGAATGTCGCCAAATGCAGACCGATAGATTGGTTTCCGGTGTTTAGCGGTTTGCATGATGACAAACTCCTCACAGACCTGCCTAGTCATGGGGAATTTTTCTGGTGAATATGGATTCATTTACACCTCACGCCGCCGCGTACAGCAATTTCATCTGACCCTTTACAGGGAATGCCGACATACAGCGCGCTTCGAAATCACGATAATCTGAGCATCCATTGGCAATGCTGGTAACAGCAATGATCTGTCGCTCAACCAATGTCAGAGCATCAGGTTTAAGGTGCTGATGGATTTTATCTCCCGCAGCTAGGCGTTTTTTAACCTCTGCATATACTTCTGGTGGCAAGACTGGGCCATAAACCCATTTAGCACTGATCATCCCAAAAAGTGCGGGACGCCGGCCTGGTCGATGACGAGGAAGCCCTGACATTTTAAACATCGCAGAATAAAAAGGATCGCTAAACCTCTTCTCCCATGGCTGAGATTTGTCCAGCAAGAAAATGGCCTTGATTCTTTCATCGTCGATGTGATGAACGGATCCCTGAATGATTGCGTCAATTTGCTCATCACACCAGATCTCGAAATCTACAGAAAGCCACCGTGCGAACCTGACAGCTAGTTTAGGGTGAAGCCATGTTCCGCCGCCACGGTCTTTGCGAGCGCGACTGGTTTTTACATACGGGATTTTCCCGTATCTACGCTCAAGAGCCTGAATGTACGAATCAGTCTCCGGTAGTCGCAGGAAATCATTTGGCGCTTTATCGAATTTATCGGCGGCAGTTGTTGCATCAAACCAACCATCGTCAGAAAAACGCATTGGATGGCCTTCGAAATCAATCGGGATGATATTAGACATCGTATTTACCTTTTTGGTGATATGAGCCAGTTCTCGCAGACATGGACAGCCCAAGAGCGGCACGATGTAAGCCACCGTCCTGTCTCTGTCTCATATCCCGAAAAGCTCTTGGTTTTTGTGCGCGGAGAATGCGCAGTGGTTTTGCTTCGTGCATAAAAAAGCCCGACCGAAGTCAGGCTATGTTTGTCTGTAGTGGGTGACGAATCACTTCAGGCACTGCTCGCGAACGTACTGCTGCAATCCGCTCAGTTGTTTGGTGACTGTGTCGATCCCGTCTCTGAGACGCCAATAATTGAGTTCAGCATCTGCTGTAAGTCTTGGGGGGGATTCATCATCCACGACGGAGGTGCTGGGCGTTCTGTTTGCGCAGGTAGCTTTGAGCTGCAACTGACGCTTGCCAGCGACAACATCAGTACGAAGCCTGTCGTTTTCAGCTTTGGCATCTGCCAGTTCTCCGGTGTATTTGGCATCCAGCGCAGCGACATCGCGCTGACGGGTTGTCATGTCGGTGATGGTGGCGTTAGCAAGATTCAGCGCCTGAGTTTTCTCATCGCGCTGTTTCTTGTATTCGGTGGCGTTATCGCGGTAGTGATTAACAGCCCAGCCAAGCGATACGATGATGCAGACGACAACGGCAATGATGATTGCGGTTAACCTGCTCATTTCTGACTCCAGGTGCAAACCTCATATTCAACGTCGCGCCGGTTCATCAGGCCTTTCCACTTCTTGCCACCTGCATATACCCAGCGTTTTAGCTCAGAGCATGCTCCGGCGTAATCTTTAGCGTTGAGTTTCTTCAGCAGAGTGGAGTTGATGGTTGCGGTAGCGCCGACGTTGTAAGCAAAGCTGTATATTGCTGCTCGCTGCGTTTCAGTGGCCTGCACTTTGATGTGCGGATCAACCTGAGCGGCGATGCGTGTTAAATCTTTACGGGTTAGTGCATCGCATTCTTTATCGGTATATTGCTTGCCGGGGAGTATGTCGGATCCGGTATGTCCATCGCAGACGGTCAGCACTCCAACAACATCTCGATAGGCCACATACTCTCGACCTTCAAGCCCATCCTTTCCGGATAGCATCACGGTGGCAATTGCGATCGCCCCGCCGCCTATACTGGCAGCGATTTTATTTCTGAGCGCCGGTTGACCTGCCCCCACGATTAGATACAACACTCAGTTAGTAACGTCGGAATCTTCATTCTCAGAATGACCCTTTCTCCAGCCCGCTGCAAATTCAGACGGTGT